CTTTCCGCTGTCACCCAGGCGCTCGCAGTTGACGCCGTTATTGTGCGCTACGGAGAACTCCATGGAGTTTACCTTGACGCTGTTCGGCATGGACACGACGCCAGCCAGTCCGGCGGCGTCAATGTCAACGGTGGGATGTTCCACCGTCGGGAGGGTAACGCTCGTCACGTCCTCCACTGTCCGGCCATTGTCAATCAGCCGGTGGTCTTCGACGTTGTTATAAACCTTCTTCGGCATGGTGTTTTCCTCCCTTCTCCTTAGTCAGCGCCCATGAGCGGCTCAAAGTACGTGGCGAATCCGTCGTCCACCCAGTTCACCAGAACCGTAAGGCTCTTGGCAATCGGCGTGGTGGTCACGTCGAAGATGAACAGGAAGTCGCCGTTATACATATCGCTCTTCGCGGCTTCGCTGGTATCCAGCGTGGCAACGCCGTAGGTCAGAGCGCCGATCTTCACCAGCGCGTCCAGACGGCTCTGCTCTTCGGCAGTAATGCTCTGGATATCGTTGGCGGAAAGGGGCTGATCCACGTCATACACGCGGCGGGCCTGGAAGTCGTTGCTCAGATAGAAGAGCATCATGTAGTTGGTTTCGGAAACATTGATGTTATCGCCGTTCACCTGGTCGTATTCGGCGGAATGAGCGCCCCAGATCACCCAGCGTCCGCCCACAAACGCGGCAGAGCAAATGCCGTTTTTGTTGAGGTTTTCGTTGATGTACTGGTCGTCGAATACCTTGCCGACGCTGGAAGCGCCCAGCCAGAGGTTGGCGACGATTCCGGCGGCGGTGTTGCTGGCGGTGTGATACGGGATCCCGTCATTCTCCGCCAGGAGCTGCAGGAAGTTCGCGCAGCGGATCACGGAAAGGTGATACTTCTTGCTGTCGGTGCCAACCACCATGGGGAACGAAACGGTTTCGTTCTTCTTGGTGTAGCCGTTGGCGTCCTTCCAGGTCTTCGCGCTCGCCATGGTAACGGGCGTGCCGTTGTCGGAAATCGGGATATCCGTAAACATCCAGGCGTCCCAATGGCCGTTGATCTTGAGGGAGAGCGTCGCCATGGTCGCGTGGACGGCGGGCACTTCGCTCCAACCGGGGGCCATGAAGATGGCGGGAATCACGCCGCAGAGGTTGTATACGTCCTTGATGGCGTACAGACCGGTGTGGGTGCCCGCGCCGTCGTCAGCACCGATAATATCCGTGCTGTTAATGCTGGACGCGGTGACGGTGTAGTAGGTGATATCCAGCGCGGCGCTTCCCAGAGCGCCAGCCGTCAGCTCCTGGATGATAATGGACTTCTTCGCCGCGTTGTAAACAGCGGTGTAGTCCGTGCCCTTCACCTTTACCACGGGCGGGGTGTCCTGGGTCTGCACAACGATGGTGTCCAGGATTGCGTCCTCGCAGTTCGCAATGGTAATCCGTCCGCTGGACGGGGTAGCGGTTTTCGTGGTCACGGCGGAAGACCTGTGTGTGCTCTTGGGATCCAGCACGTTAATCATCACCAGCGGGCCAACGCCAGCCAGTTCCAGGAAAACGTGCATCGCTTCGCACAGGGAGTATTTCGCCCAATCGTCGCTGTATCCGAAGTATTTCTTCGCTTCGGAGATATCATTGACGAGGATGGGCTTGTTCACGTTCCAGTCGCCGTTGTCGTCCGGCAAAAGGTTCTGAACGGGGGCGGTGCCGACGAGCACCACGGCGCTCTGGCTTTCGGTCGCTACGCGGGTGCCGATTGCCTGCTGATCGCCATACGCGCCATGCAGATAAGCCATAGGTGTGTCCTCCTTATTCAAGTAATTTTTCGATTTGGTTGTTCTGTGCTTCGTCCGCGTAGCACTGGAAAGCTACGTTGACATAGCCGTAGTAAAGGGGCCGTTTGTCCGTGATATATTTCTGGTCAGCGTAAAGCCCGTAGGTCATTTCCGCTTCGTTCAGAAACAGATCCGTTTTCGGGATAAACTTCTCGCCCAGCAGCGCCGCCTTGAAATCATCTATCCAGTTGAGCAGCATATATAACCCATCACGCGTGCCCTCACGCACGAGCTTCAGATCATATTCGCCGGTATCCTCCACCTTCTGGATGAATCCGGGCTTCCGCACGCCGTCTTCATACACGGAGAAAAGCACCTGGCAGTTCAGCCCCTGGCCTAATTCCTGCGGGCGGTTAATCCCGCTGTACCGGTCAAAGCGCTTTTCCTCCTGGTATTTGACATAGCTGTGCGTCGGCATGATGAGAATGGACGGTACCGTATACAGTTCATTCGGCATCTGCCACGCCTGGCCGTCTGCAGTTTCCTCCGGTCGCATCGGGAAATACCCGACGTAAACCTTCGGCTCCACCTTTTCAATCTTGGTAAAATCCATCCCGCTTGCCGGGGACTTCATCAACCGCCCTTTGCAGAGTTTGTTGTACGTCCACTCCGCGAGCCGGTCTAACCGTTCAGTCGTTCTCATGGGCCGCACTCCTTACTCCGCAATTTGTTTGGGCGAATTGGTGGAAAGGCAGATGGTGTAAATCCCTTCGTTGTTCGTGACTTGAAGGATCTTCATGTGCACGTTGTCAAAGTACCCGAACTCGTTTGGTACCGGCGGTGTCCGTCCGGGCCAGTCCTCGTTCCGTACATGGAACAGCGTGTCAATCGTGTTGTTGTCCCAGGAAATATCGTTGACGTTGTTGTTCTTCCGCTTCAGCGCTTCGTCTTCTTCCAGCACGCACAGGAACTTTTTGCCGTTCCAGGTGTGTTCCGTCGCAAAGTGCTTCGCGTTAATGAACACCCGCAACCGATCTCCGGGAAACCGATCTCTCAGACTCACCGAACATCACTTGCCCTTCTTCTTCGGCGCTTCCTTCGTAACGGGTTCAGCGGCCTTTTCCTCGGCGGGCTTTTCTTCCGCTTCGGCCTTGGGCGCTTTCGCCGGTTTCTCCGGGGCAAAGCCAACGGCTTCTCCCTGCTCAATCAACCGCATCCCGTATTCCGGGCTGGCTTCGATGGTGCTTCCATCCTTCAGCAGCAGCTTCTTCATGCTTTGCCTCCTTTCGCCTTACTGGACGCCTTGCGCGTCTTGGGCTTTTCTTCCTTGGGCGCGGTTACAACGCCGGAGAGCGCGTCAATTTCCTCTACTTCCGCATCGTCGGCTGCAACCTCTTCGGTTTCATCCTCCACGGGTTCGGGAGCGCTTTCCGGTTTCGCTTTCGCCGCCTTGTCGGGCTTCTTGTCCGGCTTTACCGCCGCCGCCGGAGCGGGGGCGATTTCTTCAATCGCTCCCTTCTCAAGCAGGCGGGGAATGATTTCCTCCGGCAAGTCAGACAGAATTTCGCCCGGCGTAACAAGCCCCTTCTTCAAGGGGATATAGTGCCTTGCGACGTATTCCATCTGTTACCTCCCGAATTAAAGGACGTTGCCGACAACCCAACCGTCTACGTTGCGCGGTACGACGGTCGGACGGCTGGTGATACGGTTCTTGATCGCGTTGGACGCGATGGAGCCGTAGCGCAGCGGCACTTCCTTCTTGATGTAGGTCTTGTGCTGCGCCTGCGCGTCTTCCTGTTCAACCTGGGTGACGGGGCCGTGATACACGTCCAGCATCCCACGGGAACCGGCGATGACGGTGCCGGAAGGCAGGATGTCCTTCTTCTGGCCGTCGTCGTCCAGGAACTTCCCGGACAGGCTGTAGATCTGCACGCCGTCGATATTGGTTCCGACGAACCGCACGCCCTTGTCCAGATACTTCGTGTTCAGGTCGCCAACCTCACCGTTCTTCAGGTCGAGCAGTTTCAGGAAGGCGTCATCCGCCAGCATGGCGTTGGCCACGTCGGGAGCCACAACGATGATATTCACGTTGCCGCCGCCGTCGTATACCAGGTCATAGATGGCCTTGAAGTCGTCATTGATCTTCGCGCCGCTCTGATCCCACGCGGTAGTGGGGGTATAAAACTGCGTGAAGGAGTAATCCGCAACGACAGTCGGCACGCTGTCGCGGCCTTCGTTGGTGTACTGGAACAGGCCCAGCTTGCCGGTGAGAAGCACCTGGCGAACCATGTGCTCACGGCGGCGCTGAATGGCTTCGCGCATTTCAACCTG